GTGGTTGGGGTCAACGGCGTAGTTGTTGATGGCAGCTTCGAGGACCGTGATCAAACGGGCGTCTTCCTGCATCATGATTGCCTGCTTGGACATGTCCTGGGCGTACTCCACGATGTTTACGCGGAGGTACCACAAGTCTTCCTTCTTGATCTGAGGGAAGGTAGCGATACGGAACAAACGGACTGGAACCTTCTTACCTTCGAAGGGTGTCACACGGACTTCACCTTCGTTACCGGAAAGAATGTAAGCCTGGCCGTACTCGTCGAGGACGTCGTACATGACAGGTACACCAGGGGTAAGCGGGTCTTCCAGGAGGACGTTACGGGTCATACCTTGGTAACGGAGCTTCAGCTGGATGGGACCGATCATACCCTGGCCCAAACGGACCATGTAGTTGTCCTTGTCGGCCAGAACACCGGCGAGGCGACGCTGCTTCTCTTCACGAGTAGCAGTTACGCGGCCAGTTGCAGTCTTAAGACGGTCCTGAGCCTCAATGATACCGGCGACGTAGTCGTCCGACTTCTTGGCTGTGCGGGGAGCGAGGTGCTCAGCGACAGCGCCATTGGGAGTGATTGACATTTTCTATATTTCCTTTCAAATACCTTAGGCAGTTGCGCCGAATGGAACGAGACGGACAACAATTTGCGTGGGGCTGATGACATCGATCAACTCAGCGACAGGAATGGCGTTCAAGGCACCAACAGTGGCACTTGTACCCGAAGACGAAGTCAGCTGACCAGTACCTGAAGCGGTGTACAGCAAGGTACGAGTACCGTTCGTAGGAACGTTGTAAGCTACCGTCGTGTCGAAAGCAGGGGCGGTGATGGTGAAGAAGGCGTTAGAGCCACCCAACCATACTGACCATGCGTTGACGCCAACCTGAGTTACGTCGTCAATGTTAGGGTTACGGTCAAGAGCAGAAAGACCAAATGGCTTTGCACCTGAAGCAGTAGCCGTAGCAGCATTGGCAACGGTGTCGGGACCTGTACGGTACATGACCATACCTGAGTAGATGTTCGTGGTGTCCGTGGGATCCAGGAACGTGTTGTAAGGTGTAGCCTCGTACTTTTCGTACAGTGGGGTGCACGTACGGTGAACCCCAACGTTAGCTACGCTATTAAGTTGCAGCATATTTTCTTTCTCCTGTTAGTAGGGGATTTGGGTTAAAGTGTCATCAGCCAATCGTCAGACATAACGTCCTGACGAGTAACTGTTGAGGCCGTTGTCAACCGACCCATTTCTGGCAAACGATTACTTCCGCTTGCCACTTTCTGGCTCCGGGGTTGACGAGCCCCAGACTCTTCAAACATGTCGATGGAAGCTACAAAACCTGCCAGCTTAACATCAGACATTTGTTCAAACTTTGCGATGTGCTTAGCACGATCTTCGTGTTGGATCATGCTCATCTTTTCGAGACGATCTACAACTTGGATAGCAGCGAAGATCTTTTCACGGCTAGCCTGTACAGCGGCAACAGTGCCTGCGTAAGGAGCCAGGGCAGGGTTGGTGCCATCTTCGAAGTCGATTCTGCCGTGGCTAGGGCCGTGCAGTTGGTCATCAAGGATTCCTGTCTCGGTACCATCGTTGTAGAATGGTACGTAACCAGCGTCTTCACCGTTTACTTCCTCAGGAACGAGTGCGTTGGTCTGGTGGTCAGGCTGCATTACGCGCTGACGGTCCCAAACACCAGCCTGGTCATCAAGGTCACGGACATCAACAACCTGGAGGCTCTCCTGGTTACCGTTAGAAGCCTCCTTAGGCTCCTTCTTGCCATCGCAGTTCTTGGTCTTGCAACCAGGGCCACTGCACCACTCGGTGCGAGCAGACTTCTTCTTCTTCAAGAAAGCAGGCTTGTCGTCGTCGTCTTCGTCATCATCGTCTTCGCAGTCTTCGCAGCCCTTACCCTTGCAGTTCTTGCAGGATGACTTCTTGCTCTTAGACTTAGTCTTCTTCTTAGCGGCAGTCTTCTTGTCGTCTGCATCGTCATCATCGTCGGCACCGCCATCCGAGTCGCTGTCGTCGTCTGTGGCAGCAGTCTTGATCTCTTCCAAGAGGCCCTCAAGAGCCTTCAGGTCGACAGAAGCTTGACGGTAGTCACCGGTAACAACAAGGTCGTTCTCGATGTCAGTTACGATGCTTGCAACGGTACCAACAACCTGGTTGAGGTCATCGTTAGTGCTAGCAAAGCGCAGAACGGTTGCAGCGTCATTCGAAGCAGTGATAAGGTTATTGAAGTCGAAGTCAACTTCGTCACGGATAGCATCGCGTACTTCACGGCTAGCCTTGTAAACCTGGTACAGACTCTCGTCAATAGGGTTAATGCTTGCGTACATTGGGCCACCTTCAGAGTAAACGGCACTCGAGCCAGGACCACCGATGATTTCGCTTCCATCGTCAACGCCAGTGAAGTCACGGACATCAAGTTGACGTGTCATTGGCTGGTTAGCAATCCAGTCAGCTACTTCTTCAGTAGGAGCAGGAGCTTGCTCAGGCCAACCGCCTGAACCAAGACTGTCGACCTGGTCGTATGGTTGCACTCTTGGAGTGGTAGTCGTTCCCGACATGCCTCTTTGTTGGAAAGCATTTTCTGCTTGCTTAATCATCTCGTCATCAAAACGGCTCATGATTGCTCCTCGCTAGTTTCTTCGTTTTTATTTTGTGCATCAATCTCTGCGGTGCCCTTGAGCAGGTCCCACATTCTTGTGGTACCATCCATGGCTGCATTCATTGAGTCATCTTGAAGAGCTCCAGGATTCATACCCTTTGCACTCTTCTTTTTAAGCTTCTTCTTATTCTTTTCGATCTTTTGTGATGCTGGACTTAGGAAATTACGCTTGATGTTTTTTCCTACCTCAGGATCTATACCCAGGAACTTGGGTCTTTTAAATCCTAAAGCTCCAGCAATTTCGTGTCCGCAGGCAGGATTTTCACAAGAACCTGACAAATCGCCCTTTTTCATCGAGTCATTAACGAATGTACGCTGCTTACAACGAGGACATTCAGCCTTACCACTTGATGTACCGCTAAGGTCGAGACCTTCAAAGTCTGGTGAAACAATGTCTACAAAAGACAAGCTTCTGTAGGCAGCTTTAGCATTAGGGTTCTGCTCTGCAAGACTCTGCTGCTGCTTTACAACCTGTTGGATGCCCATCGCATCTTGCCATTCTTGAATAGCTTCTTGTACCCGAGGGTCAATATAGCTACAGTCTGGACAAATGCCATCTCTGTAACCATTACCTTGACACTGCGGGCAATCACCAAGAGGTGAAATGGATACCCTGATTACTTCCAGTGCATACTTCTTAATATCGCTAGATACCTTGAGGACAGGCATTGTTAGTAACGCTTCTTTTGCAACAACCAAGCTGATTCGTCTGCTGGCTCAAATACAAAGCTCAGCTCGAAGAAGTTAGGTCTGATGCAACTTTCGAATACAAGGCTCTCAATACGCTTGCCAGCCTTGTAAACAGTAACGGTGCGTCCCTTAAGACGAGGAATGTGTGTGCAGTACTCAGCAGGCTTGCTGGCAACCTTGCCGCAGGCACTGCATTGTGTGCAATCGACGTCAGCACCCATGCTGACAGCGTTCAAGCTACCTTCCATAATGGAGTTGGCTAGCTTAGGAAAACTTTGTGCATCTACTTCCATCAGGCAGTAAACACTTCCGTCTGTTGCACCGGAGGCGAGCTTGCTCTCACGGTAAACAGCATCGAGAATAACCCCACGAGCACGATCAGGATCTGAGTTGTTGTGCTCAACGTAGATAGGCCGACCAACAAAAGTCTTGTAGCTTTGCTTGATTTGGTCTACAGGCCAACCATCATAATTAGCGTTTACTCTGGAGGAAATGGCTCTAGAAACAGCGTAAACATAACCAGGTTCTGGCTTAAAGTTAAAATCGTCAAAGGTTACATTGTGCAGCTCAATTGGCTGACCGACGCCAGCAAGAGTCTCTCTACCTTGTAGAGCAATTGAGGGAGCACCAAATTTTATCATCTTCAGAACCTTTTCTGTATTAACATATATTTTACATCGTTGTAACAATTAAAACTATGTTAATTAGTGATGTAAGTTAATTTCGTCTTCGAGAGCATCAACGAGATTGTGTACTTCTTTGCTTTGTTCTTGCTCGAGTTCAAGGATCTCATTGATCTTTACAAGCAATTCTTGGATGGTTGTAAGGCTTTCACGCAATACTTTAGCATCTGCTCGAGTCTGCTCAAACATACTGATACCAACAACAGACTCAATGAACAGTGCCATGTAGGAAGCCCATACATTCCACCAGCCAATAACGTTGATGTCAATTGTTCCCCAAGCAGCGCAGAACAAAGTAATAAACGTAATTGTCCCAATGAAATACCAATTACGAATAGAAAACTGAATCTTCCAAGAAATATGCTTGCCAAGACCGATGGGGTCGCCCGTAATAGGGTGTCTAAATCTCCTGGCCATTATTCCTCGTTTTCGTGCGCTGCTCTGAGTCCTTCGTGGTAGCCAAGGTGTCTATCAATAGACTGTGTAAGCTTGTCTACGTGCTGTTCGATACCCATCAAGTGGTCAACCTTTGTCTCTAGGCGATTCCACTGGTCTTTAGGGCTCGAGCCACCGTTAGTCTTGAACTGGCTGAACAAGCGTTCAAACTTCTCGTCTTGATCAATCTTGCTTTCAATGATTGACTTCTCAAGCTCATCCATCTTTTTGTCGCTATGGCGCACAATAAGCTTGTAGATGAAACGTGCCACAGTTGCAAAACCAGCTGCAGCAAAGAAGAAGTTAGAGATATAGCTAAACCAGGTATTGCTTGAATTAAAAAACGTGCCGAGCATTATGCATCAATTTTTTCATAGATGCTATTTGACAAATCAAGCTTGTGGGCATTTCGGCACTTAATGCCTTCTCCCTCTTTGATAATGTCAAGCTTAACTAGGGGGCTAACTACGTCAAGAAAGCTCTTCTTATTGAAGGCAGCTTTTGGTAGAAGACGAGGAGTCTCATTATTAAAAAGAGTGCTCATGGATGTCTCCGTTGATTAAATATTACACGTTCTACTAATTAGTGCAATATCTATTGTGTTATAAATCTTCCTTTGGAAGATCTGGGTGATAATCTCCGCTAATAGCAGGTGCACTGATCGCACTATCTCCACCCATACTGTTGCCACCGGCCATATCAGCGATAGGGTTACCAGTATCTTCAGGGTTAGTAGGAGTAGGGATCATTGAGCTATCACCGTCAAGAGCATTAGCAAGATGTTGCTTAAATGCCTCTTCGTCAAACTTCTCATAGCTATTGTCAACAATAACCTTCATACCAGTAGCAAGCTTCATACGCTTACGCTTCTTCTGCTCAAATGGTACAGCGAACTTCATACGGTCACCGTATTCAACGCGACCACTAAAGTCATCGTAATCATCTTCGTCCCAACCAGATACGGATGCAGTCTTCTTCTTAGGTCCATTCTTAGGACCCTTCTTAGAAGGCTTAGGTTGGCTCTTACGCTGTTCGTAGCTTTCTTCTGGACGTTGACGTTGCTGAGCAGCTTCTTGGTTGATGCTTGGGTATACTTGTGCACCAGCAGCAGCGTCACTGTTGCCTGCGGCATTACCAGTCATATTGGGTGCGCTAGGTGGAGCTACAAGACCAGCCATAGCACCTGGGGCAAGCTGTGCACCAAGCGATGGGTCTTCCATCATCGCTAGGTAGGCCTGGTATTCCTGTACATATTCTGGTGGTACTGGCAATTGCAGAACCATCAAACGGTTGAACAGTTCCTTCTTGAATTGCTGTTCAGCAACAACCGTCTTAATCTTCTCTTCCTTACGTGCATCAATCTCGTCATCGAAGTCGATTGGGATATTGACAGCAAGTGTGCTGAGGGAGATGGGGAAGCCTGAGGCGCTGAGCTGCTGGAGGAACCCACGCTCAACTGTCTCATCTCTGAGGTTCATCGAACGGAATCTTACCTCTGGAATGGCCAGCTTGGGTCGTTCTTCAACATATTCAGCACCAGTCTCTTCATCAACCATGAGAACAGTTTCCATAACAGGTACCATTTGGCCACCCACGTTACGCATCTCATAGTGACCTTGTCTTTCTGCTACTGGCTCCATACGGGAACGGATAAACTTCTCGATCTTGTGCTGGTAAGTACTAAGCATCTGAGTAATAAGCTCTCGGTTCAAAGCACCTGAAGCATAGGTACCACCCTGGCCACCCTGAATAAGGTCAGCACCGATACCGAATACACCCATGAGGTTTGTCTGTACACGCATGAAATCTGTGTCAAGACGAGGCATGCTTTCACGTCCAAAGGCGTTCTGGATCTGCAAACCGTGGTGGTATGTCATCAGACGGAAGTCTGAGTTAATAGCCATGGCCAAGTCGTCACGCAAAGACTGGAGCTCCATAGCATCTGGGATCCATGGACCGTCCTGGTCTACGTCAGGAAGTCCCAAGGTAGCAAGGATAAGGGGAGAATACAGACGGTCAGCAATAGCGTCTTGAGCGGAGTTGAGGGACTCCTCAAGCATAAGAGTGCGAAAGGCACGAAGAAGAATAGGAGTACCATGTTCGCTCCACGGGTTGGTAGAGAACTTGATCTGCTTCATGATTACATCAGAAACAGGGATTTCCTTATCTTGTCTAGCCCAAGCCACAACGTCTGGATAGAGCTGCATAAGCATTGCATACTCTTGTGGAGGATCACGACGTTCGATAAGACGCTTGATCTCTTCAGGTACCTTAACGTGGAACTGGTATGTTCTAAGAGCACGGTTCTTAGCGACGATAACGTCGTTAGGGTTGATGATCTCATCTTCTTCCCATGCACCAATACCATCGTGCCAAGAACCCATGGCGAACACTTCACCAACGGTCCAGTGCTCACGACCAAGGTCATAGAGGAAGTCTTGGTAATTAAGACCATCAAAGAACAACTCATTATAGAAGTCAGAGATGCGCTTGTCGGGGTGTACTAGCTCGATGTCCAGCAAGGGGAAACGAGTATAGATGTCAATAAGACCAGGTACCAAGTGGTGAGTGGTGTAAAGAAGGCGAGCCCAGTCACGTATCTTACGAGTCTGCTCATCTGGGTCTTCCATGTTGAACCACCACGTGCGCTCACGCCAGTATTCAAATGGGTCGTGTAGCTTAGGAAGTGCCCACTGGGCATCTGATCCTGTAGCAGCAGCAGTTCTGCGGTTAGACGTTCTAGCCATGCCGTTCTCAGCAAGGAAGTCAGAACCTAACTTATTAAGACGTTGTCTACCCTCTGGAGGTCCACCCATTGCAGTAGCCATTGGACCAATGTCATTAAGCATTGATCCTGGCGTAGAAGCCCTATTGAGCATGTCACGTGCAGCGACACGCCCAGCAATAGGGTTCTTAGGAAGGGTGATACCAGATGTCTTCATGCGGCTAAATTCCGCAGAAGCACTCCAGTCGTTGGTAGCCATCAATTAGTCTTTCTATAGCCCGCATCCGCAAGACTCAATGCCAGGGATTGCTTGGCAACCACATGCATAGTTGACGCTTCGGGTAGACTTAATGATACCACCAGATTTGTTCTGAATGATAGGGTTTCCGTTAAAATCAAAGTTGGCACCAACGCGGCGGATAGATGCCTGTCTAATGTTTTGCTGTCTTTCCATAAGTTATCCTTAAGCTTGAGGTTCGTTCCAAGAGATACGACCCAAAAGCTGCACACCAACACCATTAAGGTTCTGGGCAACTAGAGTCAATGTATCTGGACCATCTGGGTAGATGTTCTTATCAGGTGTAGCGAGTGCTGCAACAGTAGAAGTACCACCGTTGAGGACACTGTTACCAAGGTCGCGGACACCGGCAACGTTAACTTCCTGTGTGGTGTCTACAAAGAAACCACCGGTAACTTCACCAGCAGCCAAACCACTAGCAACCGTAACACCATTGGGTACAGAAGAGTAGTCAGCAATCTGGCTAAGCGATGAGTTCGGGCTGTTTGTACCAGCGACGACGTTTGTCCACTGTGGCAATGTTCCACCATTGATAAGCTGTGGCACGCCATTCAAGTAAGCCTTGATAAGCACGTTACCGGCACCAACCCCCTGTGTACCAGTAACCGTAACTGACACGTCAAGCGTCTGCAGCTGCAACTGAACTCGGTTAGCCAGTTCGTGTGATCCAAGGATAGAACTTGTTTGGCTGTTGTCAACGCTAGGGGCAATACGAATCGACATCAGAGCCTTGGTCTGACCAGAAGCCAACGTAATTGGAGTAGTCTGACCATAGGTGAACAAAAGGTTGGCGTCAGGCGAGAAACCACCATCCATTGTTACTGCAGTACCCCAGTGGCTAAAGTATGGGCTGTGCGTAGGCATTGCCAACTCAACCGTAGTGGGTGCGGTAGCAGAGTATGAGAATGCAGTTCCTGCAAGTCCCATAGCCTGCACTGGAACCGTTGCGCTGGCGTTAGTCGATACAGAAGCATTGCTAAACGTAATGAAGTTACCGCTGATGGAAGCAACGTATGTGTTGTCGGGGAACAACGTCGGTGCAGTAACCTTAGAACCAATTGCAACACCGGTAATAGTTCCGCTACCAATTGGGCTACCAGACGTTAAAGAAAGCGTCAGGGAAGCAGGGGTAGCAATACCACGTGTCAAACCACCGAAGCTGCTAGCAGTTACAGTTGTGTAATTAACGTATTCAACACCAGTCGTGGCGTTCTTGATCGCAAGAGTGCCTGATGCAGGGAATGCGCTATTGCCAGCTGGATTCAGCGTATTGTTAACATAGATTGTGGTGTCTGTTGCACCGATGCCAGATGTGGTAGTGGTAATTGGTGGGATCGTAGATGTTTCGTAACGACCCGGCAAGTTACCAGAGCGCATGTAGGCAGTGGTGTTGATGTTGTTGTTAGCCAGCTTGTGGCAGAACATGATGTTACCATCAGTAGTTCTCAGGCCCCAACGCACGAAACCAGCTCCGTACCACGAGTAGTCAAGGTACCACATCTGCATCTTGGTAAGGTCAAGCTTGTAACCGCTAGGTCCAGTTCCATCAAGTTTGTCGATGTTCCATTGCGACTGTGGCACACGGTTGTCGACAGTGGCTGTAACAGTCACGTAGTTGGCAGTAATACCACGGTAAGCAGGGCTAATGGTGATCTGCGTATCGCTAGCGATATCAGTAACACGGTAAGAGCTACCACGGATAACAATGTACTGACCAGGGGTCAGCTGCTTGCTAAAGATGGTTGGGAAATTGCCATCGGTTGCAGTAACCGTTGTGCTACCGTTTGTTACAGTTGCACGACCAGCAACCTGCTTAATTGAGCTACGAAGAACAGCGTAAAGCTGCTGACCATCGTACTCGAAGAACATGCCATTTTCTTGGTTGAAAAGACCCATTCTCTGTACAGCACCGTACCAACCATTAACTGTGCAAATAAAGTTTGCAGGATAATCAGATGGTGAAGTATTGCCAAGAGTACCAGTAGCAGTAATAGTGAACTGAGTGGCATTAAGAATGTTGGCAATAGGGTATGTGCCGTTGTAACCACTAGTAATTACACCAGCGATATTTACACTTGTACCAGGGGTAAGGTTGTGCTGTTCACGAGTTGTTACGGTGATCGTCGAACCAGGAGTTGTGCCAGTGGCAGAAATACCATCAACAGTGAATGCAGTGTTAAGGATCGTACCGGTGGCCATTTCAAGACCCTTACCAGACTGGTAGTGGAAGTTACGACGGGTTTGACGAATAGCAGATTGGTGGTTGCTCAAGCTTTGTGGTCCGAACAGCACACCACCGTCAAATGGACGCTGAGCGAACAAAGATTGGTTGCGAGGAGTGATTGAACCACCGGTAGGAGTACCACCAGGTGCGCTCAATGCATAGTAGGTAAGACCGCTAGCACTGGTAATACCAGTTACATAGAAGTTACCATTCGCAGCAGATTGGCTAGTACCGCTAACGCTAATTTCATTACCAATGCTCAGGCCATGAGGAACGGTTGTCGTTACAGTAATCAAGTTACTTGAGTTGGTAAACGTTGGTGTACCGCCGATAGCAGCACCGGTGTAGTACTGCTGCTGCCAGACCTGAGTCTTAAATGGGTCAAAGAAACCCGAAGTACCACTAGGAGTACCAAATGTGTTTACTGTCTTGGCAGAGTAAGTGAACGAGTTTGTGCCGCTTGTTTCTACGATGAAGTTACCGTTGGCTGGAGCGAAGAAAGCATCTTGCACAGAGAATGGTGTGCCTGTGGCAAGGCCGCCACCACTTGTAAGAACAGTCACTGTCTTGCTGTTGGCACTCATAGTCATACCAGTTACGGTAAGACCATTAGTAGCCAGCGAAATTGGTGGGTACATGTTATAACCAGCAGGGTGCCAGTTAGTTGTGCCGAGAGCTTCCCACTTAGAAGTCTGGTTACCATACTCAAAGTCGGTGTCAATCATCGACTGAGGTGTAGAGACGCGTTGCTTACCCACTGGGTCGTAAAGCTCTTCCACAGGAACTGTGCGTTGAGCATATTCATCAACTGTGATAGTGATCTTGTCGGTGGCAAGCATGCCAGATGTACCGCCGTTGAACACAACAGTAGTTACACCCTTGCTAGAAGAAGTAGGAAGATTAGTAGTGCTAGAAACCTGGTTAGAAACTGTAGCAGTAAAACCAGCTAGAGTAAATACAGGGTCACCAATTTTAAACAATGTTACGCCACGTGTAGTGTTTACTACGGATACAAGACGTTCCTGTGGAATATACTGGTTGATTACGAGAGTTGAAGTACTCGGTGTAAATACGTAATTATCGTAGTACGATGTTGTTTGTGCCATTGTTTTCCTTAGCCGAAGTAGTTATGGTTGTTGTCAACACTTGACAATGGTGTTGGGTTCTCGTTGTAGTTAGTAACAACACCACCAGAGATAGTTAGTTGATCAGAGTCAGCAATATTAGGTTGACCAATACTACCATCAACCCATGTTGCTTCTTGGCCAATACTAACGGCGCTAAGGTCAACAAACAATCCAGGCAATGCCCAGTCAATAATACCTGTGCCACCTGATGCTGTCAATCTATAAGCAGTATAAAATAAACCATCTGCGATCGGAATAGAAATCAGTGTTGGTGTAGAAGCAGCGGTAATGGTTGTTGTGGCTAAAGTTGCCCAGTTTGTTGAGCTGTATGAGCTAGCCGACGATGTGTAGTAAGCATTGGGCGTATAACGGTCATATGTGCCTTGCAATCTGATTGTTGCTGTACCAGTCCAACCAGCTTCTGCGCTAAGCACAGCAGTAATTGATTGCAAGTCTTGAAGTGTTACAGAAGCATCAGGTGCGCAAATGATACTAATATCAACTGCACCATTGCCATTAACATTAAGATTAAGACCAGGGTTAACTGAGCCAGGTTGCGCGTATGCGACATTACCACTCGTTGTCATGTAGCCAACTGCTCCATTGCTGAATTGAGCAGCGTAGGCCACTGCAGGAGGGTACACCGCACCAGGTGTCCCATCATTACCATAATTGGTAACAAATTGACCCAATGGCCATGTCTTCTTTTGTTGCTTTGGGCCTTTACCTTCTGCGATGTTCACAATGTCTCCTTAAAGACTCATATAATCTATGCCTAGATCCGGCGTATCTGATTGCTGGAGAAACTTCATAGCATTCATGCTAATGTCATCATCTGCAACGCTCATAGCCGGTGCATCAGCCATTGGTACTGACTGAACTGTCTGTGGCCTTGGAGCAGGAGCAGCTTGCACAGGAGTTTGTGCTGGTCTTGCCGTAATCGCCTTGTCTAACTTACCTTCAAGGTTCTTAAAGGAGTTAGCAACTGGGTTCAATGAGTTCTTTATTGCTGATTCAATTTTGCTTATTGCTTGTTCGATCTGTGGACCAATTGGCTCTTCAGCCTTAGTTGACTCCGGCTTGATAAAGTACTTGTGTAGGACATCATTGCAAAGGTCCCAAGTTAACTTATCAACTCTTTTGCCAACAAGACGCATGATCCTTTTTGCCTTGTCATCCCATTGGTATTCATATTGATTGCCATCGTAGTCAATCAACTTTCCCCAACGGAACTCATCCTCAACCTGATCAAGGGTTAAGAACTCTATGTTAGCAATCTGATAAAGCTCGGGCTCTTCGTCTTCCCAGACTTCTTCCCAAGGGTCTTCATCTTCCCAATCCTGATCCCATGTGGGCTCAAACATTGGCTCTACAACCTCAAGGACCTCTTCTACAGGAGTAGAAACGATCTTAGTTTTTCTAGATCTGAACATGAGTTATTGGGCAATCACCAATTCGTAGTCGCCCTTGCGCTCTACAGAGGCAGTGCGGTCGTCCCAAACAACAGCGAACTCAGCATCACCAACGGCAATAACCGTACCGGCGATCTTCGTAGTGGGTGTCTCAGCAACGACTCGAGCATTGACCAAAGAACCAGTCTTAGCGTTAGCTACAAGACCAAGTGTGAAGTCAGGGTGAGCTTGGTTGGTACGGAAGCCACTGGCTTGGCTAGCAAGCTTGCTGGCAGCCTTAGCAGGGGCAAGTTGCAAGTCTTGTGTGCCAGCAACCTCGGGCTCCATAACCATGAGAGCACGGTCCTGAGCAGGGTTAGACAGGTCATTGCCCTGCATACCTTCATCAACATAACGCTGGATCTGGTCGCCCAGGCCCTGACGCTGCTGCATGTAGGCGTCCATGTTCTTCTCGAAGTGGTTGCTGTCCTGGTCGATGAAGTCACCAATCCATTGCTGGCTAGGGTCCATAAAGTTAACATCGGGGTTGGCATCGGCTGCTGTCTTGTCGAACAGTTCAGCTACTTTAATATTCAAACGGGGTTCCATTGGTTTCTCCTGTGCGTGGATACATACACTACGGTATGTATTGTTGATAATTACATTGTCTACTTGCTAGGCGGATTCGGCGCACCTGTGTTATCAGCGTCATATTCCTCTGATTTATTAACACGGCTTGCTTCTTCTACAGCAGGCGATTTCTTCATTTTTGTTAAGCCATTTGGCTCTGGGTGAGCAAAATAACGCATTTTCGATGCAAAAGCCCAAACATCATCATCTTCTTGAACGCTGGCAGTCATCACAGGCTGTTCAGTGTGTGCAGATAAATTATCTGAGTATGGACTACGAAGATCTTTGGTAAGCAAATTCTGCAATGAGAAGTCATAGTTATCTTGCTTAGCACCACCTGAGTTCATCAGGCAATATCCGTGTGAGTACAGTGGGCGCCTACCATCGACTGCAGTACCGTCCACAAGTACCTTACCCAAACCATCAGTGAATGATGGCATATCACAGAAACGGCAAGGTACTCCTGCAGGAGCGTCTTTTGGCTCTACGTAGCTTCTTTTACGGTTCATGTTATCCCTCGTCTTCATCTTCTACATCAAACCCAGCAGCTCTCATACCACCATTGATGTGACCTTCGTTGTGGATGCCATCCGCAACATTCTCTTGCTCTTCGTGGCTCATGTTACGGCCATTCTTCTTAAAGAATTGCTTGTTGACCGTGTCAACCATGCCATCAACGTCTCTATCTGAAATCTCTGGTGCTGCGCCACGGTTGAGTCGACCAGGCATTTGTGCAGACATTGGTGCGTCAAAGCTAGGACTTTCAACAGACTTCTTGTAAGGAGCATCAGCAATGATAAATCTCTGCTTGTCCTTCTCGCTTACATTGCCTGATGGGATACTGCGTATTTCTGGTGGAATCAGGTTGTAAGGGTGGTGCTCTGGTACTCCATACGTGTCTTCAAACTCGTGACCAAGACTTCTAAGTCGTCGTCTAGCTTCATTGTTAGGCGTAGTGAGCATGTGGTGCTTGATACCCTCAGTGCTCAATCCTGTTGGCTTAACGTGCTTAACGATAACCTGGACCTTTGATTCTGGGTTGCTAACGTAATTGCGAGTACCATCTGGGTTTTTGCTGTCGCTTGTTAATAGATCTTTCTTTTGCATAGTTGTCTGGACATCGCCCACAACTTGAACGTGTTGTGAGTTAAGACGGTCCATTCTTGCAACCTGGCTAATGTGACAAGCGAAAGGAACTGCAGTTGTTCTTCTTGCGGTAGATCTTTCACCAACGATTGGTTGAATGCTATCAAGCGCATCAGAGATGTGGTTCTGCAAAGGTCCTCGGACAGCTTTGTCACGCTGACTACTGAATGTACTGTTTACAGTTGCGCCCTTTGAGAACATGGTCTTACGACGACCGCCGTATTGCCCCTTAAGCTGTTCTCTGAGGGCATCACGCTCATCTTTAGCAGTGGTTCCCCAGTGAACACCTTCGACGTATTGCCCATCGTGGCTAACGTTTGTGACAACACCAAATACGTGCTTGCCTTGGAAACCACCACTGCTAGCAGACTCATCACGCTTGAGTCTTTGTCTGTTCGGGCTCTTTGTAAAGTTCTTTTGTTCACGGATATTATTAGCAGCTTCTACCTGGTTTGTCCAGTCTTCGTAGTCCTGCTTAAATTGCTCATCGTGAGCACCATTCTTGTACTTAGAATCACCAGGAGTAGGCATGCCTGGCACGTGCACGGTTGCACCCCATTGAGGTGCCTTATACATCGTGTTAGGGACAGCCTTCTCACCAGGTGCTGTCTCGTATGCAGAATCTTGAGGCTGCTCAGCATGTAATGCGGCATTTGGCTCATTCGTATCCCAACCAAGGTGCCAGATAGGAGTACCACGTCTGATCTCTTGTCTAGGGTGACCACCCATAATCTCCAAGGCAGGAGCGATGTTATCCTTTTCACCAACCACTGCTCTATAGGCAGCAAAAGCCATGGTATTTGGGCTTGACTTGCTACCCGCGAACGCTACGTGGCGTGGGATCTTAGGGTCTGTGCACTTTTCGCAACCATTAGTACAGTCGCAGTTATCACGAACAGAATCAACATACTTGCCACGTTCAATGTCAGCAGCACCCATTGGGCCGCCTTCACCGGTCTCAAAGTCACCTTGTCCTAAGTGGTGATCACAACCTGATTGACAATGCCAATCCTTGCCTTCATCGAATGTTTGTTCGTGTCTACAATTAAAGTCGGTGCATTCACTCTCAGGGTGGCAAGCCTTCTCTACGATGTTGCCATTCTTGTCTTTTTTATCTTTTTTGTGATTAAGAACTGCCTTATTAACAGGACAATTAGTATCGCACATTCCAGCCAAGCAGTGAGTGTTGTGCCAGTTAACAGCATCATTGTGGCGCCTAGTCTCTTCGTTGACATTTGTCATTCTATCGAAGGTGCCAGCATGTTCTCTTGGCTCATGATAACCTAAGTTGCCACAAGTAATGCATTCAATCTGATCGTGAGATCTATCTGCTGGAGCCTCTGGGAAGCCGCCGTGCATCTTGCCCTTACAAGTAGGGCATGGGAATGCTGAGATTGCTGTAAGCACAGGAATCTTCATAGCTGCTTTGATGTAATTACGGTTGCTCAAATGGTCGCTTGGTACAACTGCAGTCTCCTGCAACTTTCTTGACTCTGGTGAGTTCTCAACGAACTTAACCTTCTGGCCCTTTGGGACTCTGATGCTCTTTTTGTCCTCAACGGTTCCTGGAGTGTGATACGTAAGGTCGCCAAACTCTTCTTGCTTCTTAGTCTTCTTCTTTTCCTTTTCCTTGCGCTGTCTAGCAACAGGCTCAGGCTCATAGGAAGAGAAGCCAGAATCACCGAGCTGTTCAGGGGTCAATGCACTGTATTCACCATACTCATCCTCGGGGAAAGAAGCAGTCTTTGAGTTGAAGATTGGTCTATTCATTTGCTGGCTCTTCTACCTTCGCTGGGCTAATGGACCAGCTATCCGTTTGGTGTGTTGGGAACTTAGAAACAGATTGCTTAAAAGTTTCTTTTGCTGCGGGGCCACTGAAACGTTCAATCTGTTCAGCTAACTTATTTGATGCCTTTGTAGCTTCTTCCATGTTTCCATGAGAAATGTGCTTGTACAATTCATCCTTAGTTTGATTGTAACGTCCAGTTGATGCATCTGGCAATGAGTTAACAGTCTTTTCTACAGAAGATACACCTTCACGCATGTGCTCCGGGAATGCTTCAGGGTCGTGCTGGAACGTGGGCTGAGCAGCTCTCATCTTACGCTCGACTTTGTTGCTCATGTATGGAGGCAGCAAGTCAGGGAATGTACCGAACTCTTTAGACACTTCCTTAACAAGAGCAAGGTCTTTTGATGGTGCTGTGTAATGAGCATTCGGTGCTTTCCAGTGCTGCTCACTTTGACGAACAATCTGGTTCATACGCTCTTCAGGAATGTCAATACCATTCTTCATCATTCCGCTAACAAGGCGCTGATCAAGTGGTGCATCGCTCTTCATGTCTTCTACACTTGAACCAAGCTTGCCCTTGTATGTTTCCATAGTGGTCTGGCCAGTTGATGGGTCAATGTAATTAGGGAAGTGATCAAAACTGTGAGGGTTATCTGCTGTTCCTAGGCCACCGTATTGATTAGCAAACACTGCTTGTACGTGTCTCTTAGGCAAGTAGAACCCTGGTTTGCCACCCTTTGTCCTAGCACCATGGATGATGCGAGTGCCTGGGGGCAATGTGTTTGGGTCTGCGGCGCTTCTGATGTGACATGGGCATGGCAAGTTAGTAGGTTTGCCATCCTTATCGAACATCTCCTGGTCGTCATGCTCGCAGTTCTTGCAATCATCACGTCTCAAGTGTGAATAGTGGTCAACACCAGTATTACCAACACCAGTACCAGAAAGTGGCATGTTGATCTCTGCGTTGCCATAGAAATCATCTGCGTATCCGTGCGTAGGAGGCTTCTTCTTCTTAATTACCTTTGGACCATCTACTGTCTTATCGATCAGAGTACCATCGCAGTGTGGGCAAACGTTATCAGGTGTCAAGGCAATGCTTGAGTCATCTGAGTGGCAGTTGTCGCAACTGATAGCGGAAGTATCATGTCCAGTAGCGTTGCAAGCAACACATGGGGTTGACTTTGCACCATCTTCGGTGAACTTATCACCCTTGCAAATCTTGCAAAGAGGTGCATCTTCTGGATTAACGTACTTTTGCTTACCGCCACCAAGGCCAATAGTGTGAGGTACCAAGATGGGGTTACCAGCACTGTCCGTGCTTTCCTTCATGTTAACATTGCCCTTGAAACAGCAACGGCAACCTACGATGTTATCATTCTGGTTGGAATTGATTTTACCATCACCACATGCGCACGAAGGGTGCTCCTCATGTGTAGTAGTTTCCCAGTCTCCAACAGTCTGCTGACCAGCTTTAAGCGTCTCATATCTGGTGTAACGCTTTACATGATCTCCGCCAGGCGTAAAGTGGATCATAGGCATATAGGTGCCTTCTGGGCCACCTTCATCGAATGCATGAGCTAGCTCTACACTCTTTTGACCCTTGCCGTTATCTACTTCACGATATGCTTTAAGTAGCGGGTTCTGCAGGAGTCTTTCCTTGTAGCCGGGTGTTGTGCCATGAACCATCTGTGGCAGCTGCTCTGGTTCCTTGCCTTTAGGACCGTGTGGGACTTCACAACCGTTCTCTGAGTCTCCGCCACAAACACAAAGGCTTCCACCTCTTTTGTATGGACCGGTGCCGAGAGCCATTGACATAAGGTGGTCGATTGCATCACCCTTGTGTGTAGCAATCGTATTTGCTACCGAATCAGGGTCTAGACTTTCAGTTTCTGCTCCAACACCACGTGCTCTTTGCTTCCTACCTTGCGCATTGGCACGTAATAGCTTATCAGTAGCAGTGCTAATGTTTTCGCCTTTTGCTCTGCGTCTGAAACCAATCATGCCATGCGGAGCAAGCTCGAGAAGCTTGTCAGCGTTTTCGTGTTGTGAGTACTGTGATCTAGGAATTCTAATCATCTTGTATTCACCACTGCGCATCAAGTCTTGCTTGAGCTCACGGGCGTAGTCACCACCACGTTCATTTTCACCTGAATACTTAGGCAAGTCTTTGTGGATGAATTCGTAACGCTTAGGTTCTGCAGTTGGGTTGTTAATGGGGTGGTAGTCGTTGTCACCAAATTGGATAGCAAAAGGGGCGTCATTGAATTCTTCAGCCTGGGTACGTCGCTTTTCGACAGACTTGCGCTTCTTTCTTGCTTCACTCTCAGCCTTTTGATATTCTCTCTGCTTCTTGTTTACAAAGATGCGATCATCGTTACTGGCGGAAGTCTTAACGTATTCTATGTTCTTATTAAAAACAAACTTATTCATTATTAACTTTCGTCTTCCTCGAGGTCATTAACATCGAACATTCTTTGTACCTTTGCCCCAGGTATATTAACTGTTGGTGTATTAGATGGTTGGTTACTTGGTGGCGTAGCTTCAGGAACTGTTTGAACCTTACGCTCTCTTCTCTTTGGCGTAGGTGTTTCATCGACTGGTGTCGTTGATTCCTCAGAGTTATAACCCTTAACCTTTGACTTCGGCATCTTAATATCATGCTTTGGTGCTTCATCATCGGCAGATAAATAAGTAACACCTGTAGTTACTGTCTGATATGGTGTTGGTGTTGTAACTGGAGCATCGCTGTCTTGTATACCACGAGTTCTAGAACGTTCTTTGTTCCTAACAACTCGTCTCTTCGTTTCGCTCTTCAAGCTACTTACAGCACGCTCAGTCTTGTTAATGTTCCTATTTTCAATGCGTTGATCTGTCTTACCAGATTCGCCTGGGTTCAGACCAGATGGACGCTGGTTAGCAACAGCATGTTCCATCTCAACGATTTCATTACCAACAAAAAGAGCATGGTTTGCGCATGTGTGAACCTGTGTCACTCCAGATGGAGTGTAAATGAATTCACCATCTTTGTTCTCTGCTACGCCACCACGCTCGTAGCTCTTAGCACCTTTTGCTCTAGCTTTCAAAGCTTTCCTAGAAGAACGCTGGATGCTATCGCACGGGCCCAGAGAATCATATTTCTTCGCTTGTTCTGGAGCTAAGCTATCTCTAAGATCAGCTATGCAGCAACGCTTTCCCATATTAACATGCGTATCCATTATTGATCTCCCTTGCAGCGGTAAGACTCAGCAATAAATTTGTCAACACGGTCAAATTTATTGCCAGGGTAGCTATCTGGAAATGGAGCGGTTTTGATTTTAGCGATGCCACTCTTGTAATCATCACTTTGCTTAATCTTGGAGATGTTTTCTGGTGTTTCAAAGCCTCTTCTTTTTTCACAACCACAAAAGACGTGTGACTCTTGCTTAGTAGGCGTTGAGGGTGTAGACGCAGGAAGCAATGCTTGCTCTTCTCTTTTTTGCCTTATTTGCTTTATTTCGTCGAAAGTGTCTTTGAAGGCACCTGCGTAACCAGTACCTTCTTGCTCTCCGCGTCTTACAAGCATCTTATTGATAGATTCAATGTTTTGACGACCCTTCATTGCAAGCACTCGGTCTTGACCCTGCACACCGTGTTCGGGGATAGCAATGGTAGTCTTACGTGATGGTTTGCTAGCAGGCACTCTAGAAGTTCCAGAAGACGCGCTTGAGTCATCGTCTTCAAAGTCTTCTAACTCTGGTACGTGTTCTTCTGGGGTTTCATCAGTGGGAGCAGACTTTGTCTTATTGAACTTCTTATTGACAGGTGGCAATGCCTGGATAGGAATACCCTTATCTTCTTCCTGATCACCTTCATGTTCTTCTTCGTGAGAAACATTCTCTGGGATTTCTTCTTCAGCTTCTTCAGCTTCGTGAGGAGATTCTTCTTCTGGGTGTCCAGGAAGCGTTTCAGGATCGTAAGTGAACTTACCTACTTGTTCTTCTTCAGCTTTCTCTTCATCATTGGGTTCTGTATCAACTTGTTCTGGCTCTTTGTCTTCAGTTGCATCAGACCATTCTTCCTGCTTGCCTTCGTAGTCATCAGGATCGTAATCGTCGCTAGAAGCGTTGAAAAGCATTTTGAATGTGGCTGTCTTGCCCAAAGATGGCAATGCAATAATATTTGCTTTTTTCAAGAACTCAATAGATTCAGGAGAATATTTGATCGTGCCAGGCGTTTGGCCCTGCTTATTCAAAATGTCTTTAAGAGCGTCTTCTTCGCTGGTATAAAGCTTTTTAGGCGTTGAAACTGACGTAGGAGCAGTAGGGTGCTCTGTTCTCTTATATTTTCTAGGCCCTGGTTCTTTTTGCCCTGATTGTGTGTTATCTTTTCTCAAATACCACTCAGGGTCTCCATTACTAATGGCACCCGTACCCGAAGAGTACTTAGAATTAAATGTTTTAGCCATATCAACCTAACGATTCAACAAAGGTTGATATTACTTGTTGTATTGATCTGGGTAGTTCTTGTGAAAAGGATTGTGCTTCATAGGGCTCGTAAACTTGTCGTGCTCTTGAGTGGGCTCAGGGTTGTTAAACTTCTTCCTGGAGTCATCAATGCCCTTGTCAACTCTGCTACCAATGCAATTGTGAAGGCCACTAGCACCACACTTCTTACAACGATCATCCTCACGTGGCTCATAGTGTTTGTGGTAATCGTTAGGGCCAGACTTAGGATTGTACTGTGGAGGAGTCTTCTTATTAGCATTGTTGGGGTCATCACCATTACCACCAGCAAATGTGGTTTCAGCAGCAATCTTGCAGAATTGGCAAGATGCGTGACGGAGCTGCCACTCTTCGTGTACAGCGCGTACGAGTTTAGCCTTGGAGTCACTGACGTTGGCGAGTCTGCGGTGTGCAGTGCGCTCGATGTCCTCTTCGACCATTTGCATGCGGAAAGCAAGCTCCTTATCGCTGTGAGCCATGAACAAGAAATCACCTGTGTTGGTAAGCAGCTCGTGCTTAGCAGTGACAAGCTTCTTACCAGCAAGCTTGGCATCAAATGCCATATTTACTGAGTCATCGTAATCGAACATCGAGGTCATCGTGTTACTCCTTATACTGTTCCCTTAGGAACGCTGGACAGTAGGCAATATATGCCTAATACCTGTTATAAGATAGAGCATGTTTTAAATGGTCGATGGGGAGAGATTCGAACTCCCGTACCCGAAGGATCTGGTTTACAGCCAGACGCGATTGGCCACTCCGCCACCCATCGATTTGCTGAGGGAGAAGGACTCGAACCTTCAACAAAAGCTCCAAAGGCTCCCGTGTTGCCATTACACCATCCCTCAATGTTTATTGCATGGCATGCAGCGGAATGAGTAGGATTCGAACCTACGGAGGCTTTGATACCTCGCCGGTTTAGCAAACCGGTGCTTTCGACCACTCAGCCATCATTCCTTATGCTCCCAGGGTAGGGATCGAACCTACGACCGAGCGATTAACAGTCGCTTGCTCTGCCGCTGAGCTACCTGGGATTGTAAAACTAGTCTCCTTTGACCACTCTGATACTATCATAGTCGAAGTGTTGGGTAGAGAACTCAAATACGCGTGAATTCTCTAGACCAATGATTCTGTGACGTAAACCGACAGGTACGTGGAAAAGGTCTCCCGCATTAAGCACCTTTTCCTGTGCGAGCTCGATATCGTCTGTCTCACCGTAAAGTACGATGACCTTACCGTTCTCTACGTAGAAGGTTTCGTCCTTGATGTTGTGATAATGGTAAGAAAGCTTCTTACCCTTATTCATGTGCAAGATCTTGGCGCAGTACTTCTCAGAGTTACAAAGAATCTCTTCATAACCCCAGCCCTTTTCTACAAATTCCTTATTCAAAGAAGTCATCACTGTTTATTCCTTTGTCATCGATGTAAAAATCAGCAGAAGGTTTACCCATGATTAGATGATGGTACTTACAACCCCATTGCTTAAGCTGACGCTCCGTAATGTCACGGAAAAGTATTTCTACAAGCTTTGGGTCATTATTTGTCCTATGCATACCTCGAGCCGTAAAATAAACGACTGTATGACCCTCTGAATAAAGCTTGTTTATCTGATCAATACGTTCTTGAACAGGCAGTGCATTTTCATACTTACCATCAGTAAGTGTGCAGATGGTGCCATCAATATCTACAACGTATCTCATCGTTCTAAGATCCTAGTGGTTGAATAAGGCTCAAGTCTAGTGAAATAATCAATCTTCTTTGCGTACTCTTTACCAGGGAAGTCCTTGCCGAACCAGTCAGCACCAGCAAACCAGATATCTGGGGATAAAGCCTTGACGATATTGATCAGTTCTTCATCTGAGTCAAAGAGTAGCGTTTGATCAACATACTTAAAAGCATCAATAACAAATTGTCTATCATACTGATTATGGAAAGGTCGATCAGAGCCTTTCTTCTCTTTTACACGCCTATCAGTGTCGATAGCAACAGTTAGGGTGTCACCATGCGATTTGGCATGTTTTAGAAGTGCTACATGGCCTTTATGAATGACATCAAACGTGCCAGTTAAAAAGATCTTCTTATCCATTTAGATACTCGTCTACAGTCTTGAATTTGTAGTCACCCCACTCTGGCTTAGCACAGGTATACGTCTGATACTTGCCAACCAGGTGTTCTGGGAACGGTACATATTCTATAGCACCGTTATAAAGGTATGCAACTGACTCAGCAACGTCTTTAAAGCTAATTGGGTTGCTTGTGCCAAGATCATAGATGCCAGAAGGCTTATCGTTGTTGAGAACGATTTCAACAAGGTCATCAACGCAGACAAAGTCTCTCTTGAAGTTCTCTGAGCCTTCAAACAGCTTTAGAGAGCCTGTCTCTTTAATTTGGGCTGAGAACTTGCTAACAGGGCTTGCCTGGTCACCTTTACGGCCTTCATAATCACCATATACGTTGAAGTAACGAAAACCTTGGATAAGAGAGAACTTATCCATGTTATCTTGCACCCAGTAGTCAACTGTCAGCTTTGACATAGCATATTGGTTCTTAGGGTTAGGAATACCCTGCAAATCGCCATAAACGGAAGCAGAAGAAGCATACTTAACAGGGATACCAAAAGAGATAGCAATCTCAAAGAGGTCTATCGTGTATTCAACGTTCCAGGCATACAGTTTCTTAACATCCTTTTCAGTAGTGCTGGAGATAGCACCCTGGTGCAAAATAAGATCAACTTTATCCCATTCTTTAAAGTTATAAAGGAAGTGATAAGCATCTTCTTTATCAATAGGCAATAAAGGCTTGTTAGAAAGAACCTTGCTAAAGTTTCTACCAATGAAACCTTCTGAACCAGTCAAAATGATCATATCGTTGTAACCCCTCTATGCTTTACCACTTCAGAAGCGCATTTATTAGCATACTCAATGCTTTTGATGATATTGCCGCAATTAGCATACTCAACGACAAGTGCTGCCATGAAAGCATCGCCTGCACCTGAGGAGTCCTTGACTTCTACCTTGTCAACGTGATAACGGTTACCGTTGTACTCGCAACCATCTCCACCCATCGTATGGATGATCTTCTTCTTGAAAGATTCTGTAACTTTGGGGTCAGAGTTCTTGTATTCGTAATCGTTGATCTTAATGATGAAAGCCTTTTTGGCCCACTTCCCTAGCTTCTTCTTAGTATCGAGGAATACACGTGGGTGTGACTTACAAATATCTTTGATGTCGTCTTCTGTTAGATAACCTTTGTTATAGTCAGAAATAACTACAATGTCATATTCGCTGTAATCGATATCGTTTTTAAACCTACCATAGTTTGGCTCTGTATCGACTCTAATAAACATGTGGTTAGTTGCTTCATGAACGTATCTTGTCTTAGTAATAGACCGCCAATTATGGTTGGTTCTAATGTTGACGTCATCCGCAAACTTTTTGATGTTGTTTAACACGTTCAGTGCCATACCAGGATTCTTTACCTCATGCATGGCGTTTAGCACAGGTACTGGAATATCGGGTGCAAGACGCATTGCATCACAATAAACAAATACGTCCATGCAACTTTCACCTATTACTAAAATTTTAGTCATTAGAAAATAGGTAAGCCATCTTTTTTAAGATAGATCATGGCAGGGGCCTTGATCAAATATGCATCAATCATAGCCTTTTCTGTAGCTTCACGGCTAGTAGGAAAGTAACTTTGTACATTTTTGAATACCGTAGCTAAGCGTTCAGGGTTGAGCGGACGGTGAGTAGGACCATGCGTTGGATAATCAGAATAACCAACCAACATAACAGGCAAGTTTTGTTCATCAATATCAATTTTGACTTGCTCATAAGGTCGTTCGATTACAAAAGGAGTAATTGAATAAACTACTGGACGAAACCCATCGATAGCAAGACCAGCAGCCAAGCTAGTAATTGATTGCTCAGTGAGACCAAGGTTGAAGAACCGTTCAGGAAACTTTTCTTTGAACTCAGTCATCTCTTGCTCTACGTCGCCTGTAATCAATACGATGCGATCATCTTTTTCAGCGAGCTTAACGATTGTCTTACCGAATGCTACTCTCATGCCAGTTCCTCCAATGCTTGCTTTTCTAGGTCTCCACCTAGCCAATTTGAGTGCCATTTAGGTTGGTTTTCCATAAAGCTTACACCCTTACCCTTGATTGTGTTTGCAACAATCAAAGTAGGAGATACTGCAGCTTCAAAATTGATGTTGATAAGATCATCGTTGTGACCATCAATTTCATGCACTTCCCAACCAGCAGCTTGTGCAGCAGCAATAAGAGCACGGTCTACGGGCATGATTTCGTCAACGTACCCAGAACCCTGGATCTTATTGTTATCTACGATAACAACCAAGTTATTGAGCTTTAGGCGTGCAGCAATAAGAATTGATTCCCAAGTAGTGCCTTCTTGGCATTCGCCATCACCCATAAGAACAAACACTTTTTCATTTGAGTTGTTGAGCTTACGAGCAAGAGCCATCCCCATAGACACTGGGAAACCATGTCCCATGCTACCTGCGGTGCAATAAATGCCATTCTCAGGCTCATAATGAGGGTGACCTTCAAGGGTGGGGTTATAACCTTGTTCACGCAAAAGCACATAGTATGACCAGCAGCTGTGCCCCTTGCTCAAAACAAAACGGTCATTCTTTCCCATGATTTTATCAAAAAGATTGATCAGAATTTCAGTACAACTAAAGCTACCGCCATAATGATAACCACCATTAGCTTTGCTAATCTCAATAGCATCTCTGCGTACTTGCTTTGATCTTTCGTTTAACATTAATTGGCCTTTCCAGATAGATTGCAAATTAGAATTTTTTTATCTTCATCGTAATCAAACTCACATGCGTTGTCATACTCTTTAATATAGTTAATTAATTTTTGCTTTGTAGTTTCTTCATCACCAAAATCAAGAGCCATACCACTAGAAGAATCACCAAGCAGATCAATATCATCAATCAGAATAGTGTGAGCTTTGCGAGGGCGAGCAAAGATTACGTTTAACTCATCCATCAAAGGAACTGCTGGGTGTTCTACATTCGGGTCACCGCTTGCGCTGTGAGCATCGAGCCAGAAATCTAGCGGGACATCATAAGGCTCAATCATCTCTGATAATTTTTCTTTTGAGTCGCCTAGAAATAACACTACTCTGTTGTCATTATCAAACTTGCTACAACAATTATCGTAGAAAGATTTATTGAACTCAACAGTTATAACCTTTTCATAACCAAGACCAAGTGCTATTTCTACTGTATAGCCATGTTGTGTACCAGTTTCTACAAAGATATTATTTCTCTTATATTTAGAGAACATCAATGTCATTGCTTCTGTGCTTCTATCTGCCATTATTCCATCTCAATCATTATTCTACCGGCAATGCCGCTTCTAAGTGTATCAAATGCTTCATTTACTTCGTCAAGTTTATATCTGTGAGTAATGAACTCATCAATATAAAGCTTCCCAGCCTTCTCGAGCTTAACATAACGCAAGATATCGTTAGAAGGATCTGTCTTGCCACCCTGGGTAGCCTTGATACTAAGACCATTACCATTAAAGAAGCTGAGTGCATTGACGATTTCAAGTGACGTTCCTGGCTTGGGTTGACCCACAAGAATCATTCGGCCATTGTTAGATAGATAGCCAAAGCTCTTCTTAATAACATCGACGTTTCCAGTCGTATCAATAACAACGTCTACTTTACCTTCAAACTCTGTTTCTGAAGTGTTGTAAAAGAAGTCAGCACCAGCCATGAATGAAAGGTCGCGCTTGCTTTCATTGTTGTCAATAGCAACAATTGGGCTAAGGCTACGCATAGCTGCACCTTGGATGAGGTTAAGCCCTACACCACCCGTACCGACAACTGCAACGCTTTCACCAAACTTAAAATCGCACTCATTGTCGATAATACCTAGTGCGGTAGTCAAACTGCATCCAAGGAGCGCAGCGAGGTCATTAGGGGTCTCTGAAGGGACTGTAGTGAGTCGGTTCTCTGACACGATAGCCCACTGAGCAAGAGTATTTACCTTGCCACTACTAAAAGTCTTGTCACCAAGGGTGTACTGAGGAAACGCAGCATCGATACCAGTACCTGGTCGCCAGTGCATAACAACCTTGTCACCTACTTTAACAGTGGTTACTCCAGGGCCAATGTCTTCTACAATGCCACAACCCTCATGACCCATAAGGTGAGGAAGGAACTTGCCATTACCCTTGTTGCCATTGATCTCGTGTAGTTGTGAGCCACAGATACCGCTGACAAGGACACGAACCTGTACTTGACCCACTTGGAGCTCAGTAAGGCCAACATCTTCAATAGAAAGAGGAGCGTTGAGCTCTTTGAGAACGGCAGCCTTCATTAGATCAACTCGTACAATGACTTGACGGTGCTGAACTTCTTATTGATGTCAAATGTTCTAGCCATATCACGGTAAGGAACATTTGTATTAACTCGGTCAAGCAGAGAGATGAACTCACCAACCGTTTCCATGCTCCACTTGTTAACAGCAGCAATGAAAGGTGCATTTGGTACGCCAACAACTGCCTTACAACGCTTAGCTAGCTTACCAATATCAACCAAAGTCAAATTGTGATCTTGAGTGCTGCGGTAGCCTTCCACCTTGACAGTAGTAATGACTTTCTTACCCTCATCGGTCAAGTATTGCAGCAATGCAGCAAAGTTCTTGTCTTGTTCTTCTCTAGACATAAGAAGGACTGGGCTAACAGGGTATCCATTAATTACTAGGCAGTCAAACTCTTCGCCATCGAGTACATCCTCGGCAAAGCACTCTTCATCAAGTACAACATCATCAATAGAGTTGAATGGCTTGTTTAGGTGAGGCAAGTTGTACTGGTGCAGGTAGTTACCCATTTCATATACCCACATTGAGTAGCTGCTAAGGGTGTTGTCCTGCTTCGAGTAGTGGATAGGATCATAAATGCTATCGCCAAGCAAAGCGTGGCACCACAAGTCAATTGAATAACGTGGGTGTGGTGCATCAATAAAGCTTACGTTTGTATCTTGGATCAGCTCAACAAGTTGAGAACGATACTGAGCAGGAATTAAGATGTTGCATTTAATTTGTTTGTTGTTTTCACACAACTTCTTCAAAACATGCAATGCAACAATGCAATCACCATGGCCTTTATCACAATGGAAGTAAAGGTCGTTAGTCATTAACATATCTAAGTTAATTGATTTATTCATAGCGACCTTGATGGGACTCGAACCCACGACCCCCACCGTGACAGGGTGGTGCTCTAACCAACTGAGCTACAAGGCCTAAACTGCGTTACTTCTTAGGCGTAGCCTTCTTGACAGCAGGAGCCTTCTTAGCAACGGGTGCTGGCGTAGGTTCTACGACAACAGCAGCAGTCTTAGGCTGAGGAAGGGTACCAAGCAACCAACCAAGATTGGGGTACTTCTTCTCCAAGGCAGTGATAGCCGTGTAGTACAGGCCAGAAGCGACAGGTGTCAACGCAGCGAACGTACCGGTGTTGAACTTACCCCACTTGGTTGCACCCCAAGCGATAAGAGCACCAACGATAGCAGCAACAAAGGCACGGCCTATAGCTCTAGTTGTTGTTGTGTTAATTGGATCTGACATTATTTATTCTCCTTGTTGTTTTGGAACTTCACCGACACCTGTACGCCATTAACTTGGGTTCGCAAGCTATTCAAAAGACCAGCCATTGTTTCACTGATTTCTTGGCTTGCAAGCTCATCGCTCTGAGCGTCACGAGGGTCATAACTGATTGTAATGACTGCTTTTTTCATAACTTTATGATATATGCAATATTTGCATAAATCAAGCTATTATCAATTATTTGGCAATTCTGTCAAAATATTGAAAGAAGCAGCAAGATCAGCTGGCATCATTTGGTAAGGGTTGCGGTCGAATACAATGCCGCCTGCCCACAAGGATTGTGCTACTACGGCACTACAAATCATGGTGTTGCTATTTGTGAACTGCATCTTAATACCAGTCAGCAACTCCAAGGCAATACTCAAGATGGTTAGGAAACCATACTTATCCTTAATGAAGCTCTTGCAAGCAGAAACCGTTTGATCACGGCTTTGCTTGTTAAGCTTTGTTGTAACGTAGTAATACTCTACGTCTTTGTATTCACTAATGTTGCTTACGATAACACCACGGCCAACAGCCTCAACGATGGTTCCACCTTCATCGATGATCATAGCTGCATGGTTCCAATGAGCAAAAGGCTTCATCTTTCCGTGGTAACGGATGAATTGACCAAAACGAATGAACTTAGCTAGAATGCCCTTAGATGAAACCAGGATGAAGTCACCTGGTACATACTTTGTTGGGTCTTGTCCTGCGGCATATACCTTATATGTCGTAGTCATCTACATCACCTTCATATCCATATGTTTCATTCAAACCAAAGTGATTACTGGCGAACCAGCCCTCTACTGCACCACCATCTGGCACAGACTGACCACCACCACGTGCTTGTGGCAGGTCAACAGCACTTTCAACGTCTTCTTCGATTGGCTCATCTACAGTTCTGCTACCAACGGCAATGTTCCCGAATGGAGCAGCTGAAGCATCGCTTTTGACTCGCTCAGTACCCAAATCTGTACCTTGTTCGTTCCCAGGTTGCGTTACGTACCAGCTAGCACCACTAATTGGAGCTCCACCACCAATACCAGTAGCTGGAGTGGCTTCTTGGTGAAGCCCACCGTCTCGAGGAGCATCATTGACACTCTGGAACTCGTTTGGTCGGTTAAGAGTGAAAGCACCACCAGTATCGCTGTCAATAGCAACGATCTTGAAACCCATAAACAGTTTTGGGTGATTCTTAGCTGGTGCACCACCGTCTAGAGGGGTAGCTCCATCACTATCCATGTCAGTAATGTCACTTGGGGTGTCTTCGTCAACAGGTTGGCTTTCTTCAGCACCTGGACCATAGACAGTTGGCAAGATTTCACTGGTTGGGTCAGCGTAGTGTACGCTAGCATGCCAACCAAGCGATCCGTCTTCATTAGGACCGATCGTGTATTGTGGATCGTGGTCTAGTGGTACGTTAAGCTTCTCATCAACACCAGAATCACTGCCGTGTGGCCCCCAGGCGCCTACGGTGCCCTCATTCTCTTTGCCAGCCTTAGGTAAACGGATGATTTGTATCTTACGGATGGCATCAGCAGCAGTTACGCTCTCTACGAACTGGTTCCAGAGAATCTTGTCTCTTGCCATCGTAGCTGAAAGGTTATCACCAAGTTGAAGAGATAGGATAAACCCATCATCCATCAAAGTAACTTCAGGATCAGCAAAGTATCCTTCGAACTGCGACATGATTGAACGAACGACTGCGTCCTTGTTATATTCTGAGACATAACGGTTAAAGACGCAGCGAAAGTTCTTGCGCTGAGGAGTATTTGCAGATGCCATATACTACATACGCGGATACTTGAGCTTTTTAAACCGTTCGAGGCTCATTCCCTCATATCTACGGCACAAAGAGTCAAGTGAAATCTGCTGGATGTCATAACTACCGTTTTGGACACCATGCTTAACGACAATACCTCTAAAGTGAGCATTGCCTTGTGGTCCCTTGTAGTTTTCATCGTGCAGGTAACAAGCACCGGCTACAAGGCCATGCTGTGAGAACGCATCATTCTCATCTCTTCCACCATTTACGTAACGCATGCCATAAAGGAACGTTTGTTGGTGACCCATAGTAAATGAGTGGCCGATATTCTTCAGACGAGCATCAATCGTACCACCATAGGGGTTTCCCGTCATAGGGTTATAAAAGAAGTGACTGTAAGCTACACCATCAAGCCAAAGAATGTGCTTGAATGGGCTAACTCTCCAACCGCTACGGGCATAGTCAAGGTCATCTGTGCTAAATAGGCCATCAATCTGTGCATCCATCTCTGTTGCACGGTTGATACGATCTTCGTGGTTACCAAGAAGAATGTGACGCTCTGGGTTCCAGATAGCATGCTTAGACTTACGCTTGTTTTCGTTATAGTCATAAAGAGGCTGGTTTAGGATGTGCCAGTGTTCATTGGCAGCTTCAATGTCTGCTTTGACACGACGACCCTCCATGCTCTTCTTACCCTTATCGTACATTGAAAGGGCTGGCATATCAGCGTGGTCACCAAGGTGAATGATCTTCACATCTTGGTTGTGGAACTCTTCTACAATATAGTTACCGATCCAAGTGAGGTGGTCGGTTGGGACCCCATCTTTAGCTTGGGTGTCCGGGATAACGATGTGTGTTGCTGGGTCTTTCTCGACAGAGCTATTCGTCACACTATTCCTTAGTTCTGGTCCTCTGCATCAAGATCCTGCAAGTCTCTATAGTTCTCGCTAGGCTTATCTTCATCATTAAGACCAGCTACGTCCTTAGTTGTCTTAATTGTTGAAGTAGGGCTATCTGTGATGACGCGGGCATTCTTATCTGGCTTGTTGCTGTATCTAATCATTGCTATGCCTTTCCTTGTGTTTATCAAGTTTTGCAATGAGAGTCTCGTTGATCATTTTTATGCATCTAACGCGATCCTTTGGCAAAACGTTCTTCCACAGGATAATTTCACTAGGTAACGTTTTTACGATACCTTCGTGCTTGTTATTAATTGTAACGAGTGAAGCTTGAAAATGCAAGTCACATACGTTACATTTTGTATCATTTACAACTTCGTTTACAAATTCTAGTTCTATTTCGTTAGAAATATTATCGTTGTACGTAATACCTTCAGGTAATTCTAATGCCATATTTAGTTAGCTTTGTAAGCTACAAGTGCCAAGTTCTTTAGGCACTCTTCTGGGGTGATCCCATTTACGCTTGATAGTTTATTGATAAACACCATCATAACACCAGCAAGTGAGCTGAAGAGTTGGATGGGATCACTCTCGAGGACCATTTCATAAGCTAGTTCCTCTTGGCCGCTGATGATTGCTGTCATCAAAGCGACTACGTTGCCAATGTTCTCTGTTACAGAATCCATTATGCCTCGGTAGACGCCTTCAAGAACCAACTCCACTTTTGGTGTTGATCAATGCGTTCAGCAATGAAGTTTGCAATACCTTGCTCGTTATCTTTGTCAGCAAGAACAAAGACCTTTTTAATGTGATCAATGTATTCGTTATTCATATCTAAGAATTGCTTAGCAAGATTACGTGCATCATCATCGTTAGAACCTACTTCTTTAATTCTACTAAGTCCAGACAATTGGCTCATTACAAAAGGAGCTTTAGCATCAAGCTTTCTGATGTTTTCTGCAATTGGGTCAATGTTTTCGTAGATATCATCTACGATCTCATCAAAGAACTTGTGATATTGATAGAAGTCATTACCAACAACATTCCAGTGGAAACCATGAATAGTGTGATAGAGAACGTATGCTTCAGCAAGCATTCTTTTCAGAGCAGTGACCAAATCACTAACATCTTCTTCATATTCTGGGTTTCTAGTGTCGTCTTCTACTTCTGTTGCACTGACGACTCTAAAGCCATTCCAATTGTCCATTGTTACAGCCAGTTAAGGCCATCTCCGAACGACTCATCAATTGATTGCTCAACAAGGCGAGCAGACAGCTTGTTTGCGCTAGCACTCTTGATGCTGCGGAAGCCTGCACCCTCGTTCTTAGCACGACGGCAAATCTCTACATTGTCAACAAAGTTTTCAATGATAGATGCACGCTTTACAGTGTCAAGGATAGGAAGCGTCTTACGCTCTACGTAGTAAACAGCAGCTTCACGTGTGTCAAGCTGGCTGCCCAGAAGGCGGTTGTGTTGGTCTTCGACCCAAACCTCAGCACCAGCGGTAACGAAGTTGATCCAGTCAGCTGACTCAAACTCGTTCTCAATGCCAGCAGCTGTACGGTACAAAAGGCTGCCATCGTCTTCGCCAAGGTCACTTGTGCCAGCACTGCTAACGCGATATTCCTTAGCAATTGTGCCACCAGGCAAGCTATTGAGGTAGTCCTCAGTGTCAAAGTCAACGTACTCTGAAGCCAGCTTCTCGAGCGATTCCTTCTCAGCACCAAGCTCGGTGATGATGTTAGCATAGCGCTCGATCTCTCTTTGACCAACGTTAGGGTTGCTAGCAGCCATACGAGTCTTGTCCAGAATGTCCTGCAGCCTGTCAAGACGTGTCAAGATGCTCTCTGAGGTACCATTAAACCAGCGTGCATCAGCAGCTGCGGTCTTGGCTTCAATCTCAATATTTTCGTAGTTCATAATGGAATCTTTCTTTTTCCTCAAACACTATTGCGCGTTACGGCTATGATTACATTCATCGTGTGTCATATGTTCTGTGCAAAAACTAGGGCCCAACTCTTCTGAAAGCAACTCGGCTAGCTTCTTGCTAGCAGTAGTACCACTATTCAATGGGTTAGCACCATTCAGCTCACCGGGTTGAAGGTCATTGGGAGCAGTAGCTTGGCCAATAGGACTTTGGTTAGTGGCAGAAAAATCTTGTGATTTTCCCGAAGGAGGAGCTGGGTTAGGACCGTTGTTGGCAAAGTTCTGTGAGCTTGCTGCCTGTGGGACAATCAGATCGGGAGCACCTTCAAAATAAGCAAGTGCGTTAACGATCTTTGATGCACCCTTGCGGTGTCTCCAAGAGTAAACTGAATCAGCTGCCTTATCAAGTGCATCTTCTTCACTTTCCTTTTGACCAGGCTCGTATGGGTGACACTTGGCTCTGTCTCCAGGACCCTTCCAGCCAGGCTTAGTGCCTTCTGCAGTTTCAATAGTGCATTCTCTCAGCTCGTTCTTAATATTGGCAGCAGTGATGCTAAAACCAAGATATGAGCTAAGAATTACGCGGCGGCAACCATTGCAATAGATTTCTGGGCCAGCCTTGCTAGATGTTCTAACAAGCTCACCCTTTCTGCATATAAAACATTTTTCCATATTAGAACCTAAAGAACTTTTCGAGAACATCAACGGGGAGACCGATAGATGAAGTTCTTGCAGCAGGTGGGTTCGTTGGGTCTTTTGCCCAAGCTGCTCTAGAAGCAACATCTGCATTGTTTTTAGCTTTGTTGTAGTTCATGCCAGTTCCAGGAGTCGCTATAGCTTTTCCATGTGCTTCTGCTGCATCCATGTGTGCGAAGTAAGCTTCTCTGTGATCAGGGTTGTTACCATGGAAAGTATCAGCACCATGAAACTCTGGAGAACCATCGGAGTTTGTTCTTCCTGTCCATGGAGTGTTACCCTGCAACTTGTTAGCAGCATTGAGGTGATTATCACGCAAAGTTGCATGATAGTTATTGGTATCATCCTTTTGGGAGTCTTTACGATCCATGAACATGTGTGCAGCATCATACATACCGGCTTGCTTGGATGCAGTGGCGTGACCAAAACCATCAGTCAGCTCAAGAGGACCACGATCAGCTTCGCCAGGTGTCATATCGTGTGAACGAGGAATTAAGTTGCTATTTGGTTTAATGTCATACAAGCTTTGACCTTCGCTCTGCTGAGGGGTCTTGTTGTAGAACTTGTATTGTGTGTAACCGTTGTAGTAGTCCTTGCTCAAGAGGGCAAGATCCTCGTCCATTGGCTTACCGGCTTGTGCATCGCCGTAGCCTTGGTAGTAAAGCTCACTGTCGTTAGCTTCTTTGAACATAGCGTAGAAAGCACCAGCGGCACCCATCTTGGCTTCTTCCTTAACGATGTCACGCCCAGCATCAAGGTCGCCAGCAGTAGGGCCTTCTACTGTTGTAAGGCTCTCACCCGAGAAGTTATTTTCGCCAATGCCGTGGTCATTAGCAGGCTGGTTGCAACCACAATTTGTGCATGCAATGCGTGTTCCTGGGAAGTATGTCTTTTCGCAGTGATTACAGAATGGCTCACCATTCTCCATCACGTATGCAATTCTTGCATTCATGCTCATGTTTGCTCCAATAATTGTTGATAGCGATCCTGGAGATACGCTAGAAAGCCCTTCATTGCTTACAACTGGTGGTTGCCCCTCGAGATCAATTGTATCCTTAGGCTCATCGCCCAAAGCAGTCAATCTCGTAGAGTTTTCGTCTTCGTT